CTTTCATTAAGTATATACAAGTTAAAAATAATATTTATAGATACTACTAGAAGATTTTCATCTTCTAGTAGTATCTTCTATATTTTCACATATAAATTTAACAGCTAATAAAGTAATATATGCGAATATTACTAATGCTATAGTAACTACAAATGCTAATAACATTATAGTTCTATATGACTCTATAATAAAAAGAGCTTTAATAAAACTAAATATTATTAATAATGCACCTATGCCAAGTATAATACATGCTGTTTGGGCTATTACAATTCTCAATCTTTCATCTTCCATCATTAACCCTTCGTAATTGCAGATTCTAGCTCTTCGTTAAATATAACCATCTCTTGTGGAGATAGAGTCAATTCTTTCATCATAAGCTCTTTAATGTTATTGATATTAATTTCAAAAGCTTTAGACTCTACCGTTTCTAAAATATCAATCTTCTTAATAACCTCATTTTCAGTTTTAAATTTGATATGGTAATTTGGATAAGCGGTTATAAACTCTTTAAGATTCTTAAGTAATGTATTATCATTCTTAATCTCTATTCGTATATAAGAACCTTTAGGTAGTTTCTTAAGTTCTTTCTTAAGACTATGGACTATTTCAGATTCTGATTGATCTAAGTATGTTAATGTTTTAAAGACCATTGCTTTAGTATTCTCTAAGAATTTAAAGTCCATTTTACCATCAGCATAGATATCACAAAGTAAAGCACCTTTATTTTCTTCTTCGCCATGTGCTAAACGATCAAAACTACCAGGGGCTAATATACGTTCATAAGCATTAGGTGTATGTATATGCCCAATAGTTATATAATATTTTACAATATCTAAATAATCAGATTCTTTATGTACAAATTTCATGCCTTCTAATATTGGCATCTGGAATCTAAAACAACCATGCATAATAGCAATATCAACTTCTGCTAACTGATTCTCTTTAAGAAGGTTAAGAACTTCTTTATAAGTATCAGTAGCTTCATGCCTCCATTCATCCGGAACATAAAGAACAGAGATACCTAACTTATCGATTTTCTCTATAGAGAGAGTATTAACATATTTATAGTCAGCATCTGGTGCTAGCTTCTTAGCTATCTCTGTAAAACTAGCTATTTGGTCATTATCATGGCTAGGTGTTCCATATAGTATTCTAAAGATTACATTCTTATCTCTACACCATAAAAGAACATTAGATAGCCATGACATGATAAGGCGATATTCTATAGATCTACTAGAGAGTAATCTATCAAATACATCTCCAGCTATAAAGAGAATATCTATATCGTTTAGCTCTTTAGTATACTTAATGAAAAAATCATTAAGGTTATTAATTATGTTTTCAGTATGATTCTTAGGGTGTCCTAAATGTATATCACTCAGAACCAAGTATTTGATTTTGTTTTTCATCTTTAGCACCAATTTTTATAGTAAGGGTTTCATAGACTTCTTGAAACTGATGTAACCTAATTTCACCTTCACGCTGCATATCGCGTAGCCACTCTTCGTAAGTATCTGAGACCATATTTAGAGTTTTATACTCATGTGTATCTAATAGGTATCTCATGTACATAGCTTTTTGGTCTTTGCCTGGACGAACTTGGATAATCTTATTATCTTTATAGTTATCTTTATATATACGTTCATGTAGACCTGGTACCCACTCTACAATATTAATTTTACCAGATGAAGCTAGCAATGACATTTCAACTGCTTTAGCATAAGTATTGAAATAGTCTTTGATTATGTATTCGTTATCTTCGTCATCTTTAAGATAAAGCTCTGGGAAATCAGAAGGTCGTAATGTTAAAATATCAGACTCTTGACGATACTTAGCTTTAGTAATAGCTAAGAAATTATCTCTAAAATAAGAGATAAGATTTTCATTTACTAATCCTGGATAGCATAAGAGTATAACTCTACTTAAAAATGAATATGATTTATAAACTTCTGCTAATTTATCTATATCTTTTGTTGTCATTGACATGCCAAATCCTTTTTAGTTAAATAATCAATTATGAGCTATTTCCTAAGAGAATAATGTTCTCGTGACAAGACATTATAAGGATAAACATGAGTGGAATATTAAGAAGTAGCGACTGGTCTAACTATCCACAGGCTATAGTGCATGTTACTACTAAGAATAAAAGTTTTCTTAGAGTAGCACAGATCTATAAGTCTATGGGTATTAAGAACCATGCTTTTTTATTAGCTTTACATAATCCTGATCTCGCTGATGTCGATCCTTTTAGCGATGATCTAACAGAAGACCAAATTAATGCTATTGGACAAGAGATAGCAGAGAACCCATGGTACTTCTTTAGGGAGATTATAAGGATCCCAGCTTCTGGTACTGTTAACGGTGTTAGCTTTATAGCTAATAGAGCTAACATTGCTTATCTATGGTGTTGCTTTAACCATTTAACAACTATGATCATTATGCCACGTCAAACTGGTAAGTCTGTTGTTGCGGATAGTTGTAACGTCTATATTCTAATAGCTGGCGGTAATAACATTAAGATGGTATTATTTACTAAGGATAATGGTCTAAGAGTATCGAACATTGAAAGATTAAAAGCTATATTCGATTTATTACCTTGGTATATCAATCCTAGAGATAAATCGGATAGTAACAACACTGAGAACATAACAATCAATGCTTTACAAAATAGATTAGATACTGTTGTTGGTCAAACTACATTAGCCGGTGCTATGAAGGTAGGTCGTGGTCTTACTGTTGCTATATTACAGGTAGACGAGTTAGCGTTTATCCCACATATTAAAGAATCGTTAGAGACGGCATTGGCTGCTACTGGTGCCGCTAGAGAGAATGCTAAAAACTCTGGATCACATTATTACAATACTTATACTACAACTCCTGGTTACGTAAATACGGAAGAAGGCGCTTATGCTAAATCAATTTATGATAGTTGTTGTAGATGGACAGAGAAGTTTTTAGATCTACCAACACATGAAGAACTAGAGAGTACTGTAAGGAAAAATACTCGTAGAGGTAACTTTAGTATCTTAATAGAGTTTAACCATAGGCAACTAGGTAAAACTGACCAGTGGTTAAAAGAGAGAATATTAGAAGCAAATGCTACTGGTGATAGAGCTGAAGCTGACTTCTTAAATAAGTGGTCACAAGGTACTGCTGCCTCCCCTATCTCTAAAGAGAATCTTATTAAGCTAAGAGAATCTATTGTTAGTAAATCTTATATAGATATAAGTACTGAAGGTTACGTTATGAACTGGTATATACCAGAAGAAGATGTTATGAATGGGCTCAATGGTAGACAAATGGTTTTAGGTATGGATAGTTCTGAAATGATAGGTAATGACAATACTACATTCTGTGGCAGAGACGTTGTCACTGGAGAAGTTCTTTGCACTGCATTAATTAACGAAACTAACGTACTTACATTAAGTAACTTTATAGCTAACTTCCTGATTAAATATCCTAATGTAACTTTTGTTCCTGAAGCTAAATCAACAGGAGTAGCGATTATCGATACCATAGCACAAATATTCATTAGCAAAGGTATTAATCCATTTACTAGGATATTTAACTATATAGTCGACGAAAAAGATACTAGACAAGACTATGATACATCTTGGGGAAACATTAGTAAGAGCTGGAATCTAAGTGAATGGTATAATAAGTATAGAAGAGAGTTTGGGTATAGAACTTCTGGTATTGGTAAGAATAGTAGAGATAACCTATATGGTACTGTATTTAACTTCACTATGAAATACACCGCGCATTTAACAAGAGATGAAGATCTAGTAACAGAATTAGAATCTTTAATAGTAAAAAATGGCCGTATAGACCACCCTGCTAATGGTCATGATGATTTATGTTTTATAGGAGACACACTTATTCTGACTTCAAAAGGCAATATTCCTATTAAAGATATAAAAATCGGGGATATGGTATTAACAAGAAATGGATATAAACCAGTCTTAGCAACCATACATAGAGAAGCGGAAGTAATATCAAAGTATGGACTAACCGGCACGCCTAATCATCCTTTTATAACACCAAATGGAATTGTAAATTTTGAAGATTTAACAGATGAAAGCGAGGTTTACATATGGAACTTCAACGAGAAATCGAAAAAGTTGGACCCTTTATCATCCGGGACATTATTATCTATAAAGGCCAAAGATATATTAGAAACCCAAATACGACAAGAAGACAGCATAGAGTTTATTACTGGAAACACGATAAATGGAAGACTATCCCAGTTGCGCTACATAGGCAAATCTATATGGACGAAGTTGGTGAAATACCAGAAGGATTTTGTATCCACCATAAAGACGAAAATACCTTTAATAATGACATCAGTAACCTTGAGTGCTTATCGGCATCCGATCATATGCGAAGACACCCATTCGCAGAGGAAGTACAGCTTAAAAATATTGAACGAGCAAAACAGGATAAGGGGAAATACTTACAAGAGTGGAGAGATAAACATCCTGACTTGGCTAAAAAATTGTACGAAGAAAATGGTAAGAAATCTCAAGGCCTTAAACGCTGGCGTGAAACTACCCCTAAAGAAGACCAGTATGAACAACATGTTGCGGCTGGTAAAAAAGGAGGAAGAATATATAAAATCCAGCGAGAAAAAGCCGCGCTTGGAATTAGTGTATAATCTTACTATAAAAGATACTCATGAGTATTTTGCTAACAATATACTAGTACATAATTGTATTGCATCACTTTTATCTATTTTCTTCCTTACACAGGCTAAAAATCATGAACTTTATGGTATAGATAAAGAGAAAATACTCGCCGGAGTAAAATTAAGTATAACAGATGAAAATGGTGGTCCTATAGAAGAATATAGGAAAGCTAAACAAAAGCAAATTAAAGATACTATAGATGTTTATTTAGATAGAATTAAACGTTGTGAAGATCCATATATAACGCAACAATTAATAGCTAAAACAAAAGCGTTGTATAATACATTAGATAAAGACTTTATAGTCTCGTTTAACTTACAAGATATGCTAGATAAAATTAATAGCGAAAATAGATTAAAACGTATAGATATTAGTGGTAGTAAAAAATATGCATTTTAAAACATAGAGTAGTAGAGCTAAATATTTAGCTCTACTACTCTTAAATTATTAAAATTGATTTATTACATATGGTATATAGCAAGACCAACAATAACTGCTAGTACAACAACTGCTGCTACTATACCAATTGTTTTATGTTTTTTAGAAGATTTAGATTTATCATCAGAAGACTCTTTAACTTCAGGTTTCTTTACCTCTGGCTGAACATCTGGTTTTGGCTCAGGCTTAGGTTCAGGTTTTGGTTCCTCTTTAGGCTCTTCTTTCTTAGGCTCTTCTTCTTTTTTAGGATCCTCTTTAGGTTCCTCTTTCTTTGGATCCTCTGGTTTTGGATCTTCCTTCGGGTCTTCTGGTTCTTCTTGCTTCTCTATACCAAGTACTTCTGACCAATCATCTTTTTCAGTTGGATATTCTGTATGGTATGCAACTGTTCTTGGATCTTCTAATAGAACATTAACATCATCAAGAACTTCTGCTTCTGTTTCAACATCTTGATTATCAACTGCATAAACTACTTTATCGGTAAAGTCTATATAATATTCAAGATCACTATCTGCAAAAATAAAATCAGAATCTATAATAGCACCTAGATTCTTTTCTCCAAACTGAGTCTCTTCAACTGCTCTAATATGTGTCTTAAGCTCATAAGGCAATTTCTTTTCTTTAAGGTCGCATTTAAAAGTAAATGTTGTAGATGCTGCTGTATAATTAACAGACTTCTCTTCTTTAATAAATTTTACAAAGTAAGAACCGTCTTTTAATAGTGGTTGATTTTCATCAAGAACTTCACCATCTTCATTTCTAACTACTCCGATGATCTTAGACAACGGAAGTACAAGATGCTTTGCAGCTATAGCTTCATCGACTTTTTTAGCCTCTGTTGAAATCTTATAAAGTTTACTCATAGGGTATTCTCCTTATTATATATTGGTTAACTTCAGGGATATTTAATTCTAAGACTAAGGTAAATTGTAAGACAAACAACATAAAGGAAGAGTAAAATGGAACTTAATAGAACCTCTGAAATGATGAATTCTCCCAATGCTGATATACATGGAGGATTAAAAGGAAAAGAGTGTAAGTTTGTAACACATGTTATGGGTAATGAACAATTTAATATACCAGATATGCATTACGTAAAAGAGGTATGGCATTATAACGATGGTACTATGATTAGGAATCTAAGGCCAATTAAAAACTACTTGAGATCTTTTTGGATTACTAAAGAAAACTATCGTGATCATAAACAAAAGAAAGAGACTGAAGATATTAAAAGATTAAATCATTATAAAGCAACGCAAACTGAATTAGCAAAAGTTGCAGCATCTAGGTTGGGGGACCAATTTAGAGGGTGTACACAAATGAGAATGTTAGCTAATTCTCCTTATCTATATGGAACTGATGTTAAAGCGTCTGATGAATTAATGTATAAATATATTAAACAATATCCTAATATGTCATCGCCTAATATAGTCTGCGCATTAGATATTGAGACAAATACATTAACAGATGAAATAATATTAATTTCTGTTTGTTTAGAAGATAGAATCTATACTACAATATTAGAAAGTTTCTTACCATTTAAAGATGGCGTTGAAGAGAAGTTAGAACGATTAGCAAGAGCTAATTTTCCAGATGAAAAAATAGCAAAAGAAGTTCAACTTACATACGATGTATGTAAAACAGAAAAAGAAGTTATAGAGCATGCTTTTAAAACAGTTCATGATTGGCAACC